CCTCCATCAGTCAATCAATACTACCGGATGTGGCGCGGGCGAATGGTTAAATCGCCAAAAGGCACAAGTTATGCAAAAGATGTGGCATATTCCTGTCGGAATGAGGGGATAAGGGTGGAGTTGGACTGTCGATTGAAAGTGGATATACTTGTTTTCCCCCCGGACAACAGGCGCAGGGATTTGGACAATGTTCTAAAAGCCATATTGGATTCGTTGGAAGATGCAAAGGTGTTCAAGGATGATTCGTTGATAGATGATCTCAGGGTGAGAAGAATGGACACATTCAAGGATGGCAAAATAGAGATTGGAATAGAGATCATAGAGTTATGAAACAAGTCAAGCGAAGTAAAATCAAGGAAAACCCCAATAATCCTAGAATAATCAAAGACCACAAATACTATTTGCTTGTTAAGTCACTGCAAGAGTTCCCTGAAATGCTAAAGCTGAGACCTATTGTAGTTGATGAAGATATGATGGTGCTTGGTGGTAACAAGAGATTGAAGGCAAGTAAAGATGCAGGGCTTAAAGAGGTGTGGATTGAAATAGCTGAAGGGCTTACTGAAGCACAAAAAAAAGAATTTGTTATTAAAGATAATACAAATTATGGAGAATGGGATTGGGACATATTGGCAAATAAATGGGATAGCGTTCAACTTATTGAATGGGGTGTAGATGTATGGGAAAATCAAGATGATATAAAAGCCGAACCGATAGCAGGGCTGACTGATGACGATGATGTTCCAGAGGCAGAAGAAAGTATATGCAAGGCAGGGGATATATGGGGACTGGGCAACCACCGCCTGTTGTGCGGGGATGCGACAAAGAAGGAAGATGTGGAACGATTGATGGGTGGAGAAAAAGCCGACATGGTATTCACCGATATTCCTTATGGGATTGATTATAGTGGCGGTCGGTCTCAAACAGTAGCGAGAAAGAGTTATGGAAAAATTGAGGGCGACAAAGACAAGGATATTTCCTGTTTTGTGAAATTAGTTAGTGATTACGGTTATAAAAGAGATTCATATATTTGTGTCTCTCCGGTTAATTTGAAACCAGTATTTGAAGTCATTGACAAATATGACGCTTGCATTGTATGGAAAAAAAATACGCCGGGACTAGGATATCAATGGGTGCGAAGATATTGTGAGTTCATCGTATTTTCCAGTAATAGGAAAAAAGCAAAACATGATAATAGTGAGTTTGATTATTGGGATATATCGACCGATATAAAAACAGAATACAAACATGGGACTCAAAAGCCAGTAGCATTGCCGACAAGAGCTATCGAATTCTCAAGCGTTGTAAATGATTTAGTTGTTGATTATTTCCTCGGTTCAGGTTCAACACTAATCGCCTGTGAAAAGACCAATCGTAAGTGTTATGGCATGGAGATTGATCCACATTACTGTGATGTAATTGTTAAACGCTGGGAAGAATTCACCGGGAACAAGGCGGGAAAGTTAGATGGCAAGACCGAAAAAGTATAACATCGACAAAAAACAAGTTCAAAATCTCGCTAGATTTGGCTGTACCAATGTCGAAATAGCAGATTTTTATGGGTGTGATGAAAGCTTAATCCGGCACAGTTATTCCGAATATCTGACAAAAGGGAGATCAGAACAGAAATTACGATTAAGGCAGCTTCAATGGGCATCTGCTGAAAAGGGAAATATCGTAATGCAGATATTTCTGGGTAAGAACATTCTGGGTCAAACCGACAAGCAAGAAATAGCTTTAGATGCTGATATGAGTTTGGAAGTTCAATTCATAGGATAGTGGAAAACCAACGTGGTCGTATAAAATTATCAAAAGCATTTAGGCCATTATTTAAGCCCAAAAGATATAAGGTTTATTACGGTGGTCGAGGTGCTGGTAAGTCATGGTCATTTGCTTATGCCTTATTGATTATTGCTGCAAGAAAAAAAACCCGTGTGTTGTGTACAAGAGAAGTTCAGGCATCATTGCGGGATTCAGTACATAAGTTGTTAAGCAGTTGTATAGAAGCTAACAATTTACAAAAGTTTTTTACAGTCACAAGAGATGGTATCTGCGGAAACAACGGTTCAGAATTTATCTTTCACGGTCTAAAACAAGACCCAATGCAGATTAAGTCATTAGAAGGTGTAGACATTTGTTGGGTAGAGGAAGCACAGAGGATTAGTAGTGAGTCATGGGATATATTAGTTCCGACGATCCGTAAGAAAGGTTCAGAGATATGGGTGAGTTTTAATCCAAATTTAGAATCAGACCCGACTTACCAAAAGTTTGTAATCAACCATAGAAATGATTGTTTTTTAAGGAAGGTTAATTATGACGAAAACCCTTTCTTAGGTGATGAGTTAAAGGCTGAACTGAACTATCTGAAAGCAGAGGACTATGACCATTATAAGCACATTTGGGAAGGAGACTGTAAAACCTTCTCAGTGTCGCAGATATTCAGACACAAATTCCATATAACAGATTTTGTTGCCCCTGAAGGAACTGTGTTTTATTATGGATTAGACTGGGGTTTCTCTCAAGACCCTACAGCGGTGTTAAGATGCTATGTTTGTGATAACATCTTATACATAGATTATGAAGCAGGCGGTAGGCAGGTAGAATTAGACAACACTTATAAGCTAATAGATTCCATACCAGAAGCAAAAAAATACACAATAAGGGCAGATTCAGCTAGACCAGAGAGTATCAGTTTTATAAAAAGACAAGGTTATAAAATAGAATCAGTGTATAAATGGAAAGGTAGTGTTGAGGATGGGATTGAATTTATTAGAAGTTTCAGGCAAATTTACATACATTCAAGGTGTTTAGAGGTGGCAAGTGAGTTTGTTAAATATAGTTACAAGGTAGATAGAGCAACAGGTGATGTTTTGCCACATATAGTCGATGCACATAATCACTTCATAGACGCATTAAGGTATGCACTTCAGCCAATGATAAAGTGTAAAAACACAAAACCATTAATTTCAAAGGTGGTAGGGATATGATTGAAAGTAGACATCCACAGTACAAGAGTTTAGTCCAACAATGGAAAAGATGCAGAAATTGCTATCAAGGTGAGGATGCGGTTAAAGCTCAAGGAACAGATTATCTCCCAAAATTGTCCCGGCAAAGCGATGATTCCTATTTTGCATATAGGCAACGTGCGTCATTCTTTAATGCGGTCAAGAGGACTGTAGATGGGTTGACCGGGGCTGTAATGAGGCTTAATCCTGTGATTGAGAATGGTAATGATGAGTGGACTAAGGACATAACTGGAACAGGTGTGCATCTGAACGATTTTGTATTTTATTTGTTATCAGAGCAAATATTGATGGGCAGGCAGGGAATATTAGTAGATCATAATGGAGATAGACCCTATTTGACGGGCTATACGACAGAACAGATACCCAACTGGATGGATGATCGGATTATCCTCAAGGAGGAGTATAGAAAAACCAACCCTGATAATTTTTATGCCAGTGAGTATGAGACTCAATATCGAGAGTTATTGGAAGAAGATGGTAAATATCTGGTAAGGATATGGAAAAAAAATGCGGAACAAGTGTACAAGGTAGCTGAAGAGATATTACCAAGCCAGAGAGGGAAAACATTGTCCAGTATTCCCTTTATCGGGCTTTCAGTTGATGGTATTAACCTCAAGCCAGAAGTGCCTCCAATGTTAGGGTTAGCAGATATGAACCTCTCGCATTATAGGACGAGTGCAGACCTAGAACATGGAAGGCATTTTACCGCCTTACCCACTCCTTATGTAACAGGGGTAGATGCTGAGTCTGAGCTAAGTATTGGAGCAGAATCAGCATGGGTGCTGCCAGACCCATCAAGCAGGGCCGGGTATTTAGAATTCAGTGGACAGGGATTACGCGCTTTAGAGACCGCGATGGATCAGAAGCGTTCCATGATGGCATCACTTGGGGCGCAATTACTTGAAGGGCAAAAAGCAGGAGTGGAGGCAAGCGAAACACTCAGGCTTAGACAAAATAGTGAGATGTCTGCCCTAATGAAGGCGGTTAAGACTGTAGAAAGTGGCTTAAACCATGCGTTTGAATATATGACAGAGTGGGAAGGTGGCAACCAAATAAGTGTATCTATTAACACCGATTTCTCAGATACAAAGATTGACCCACAAGTAATGACAGCGTTAATGCAAGCATGGCAGTCTGGAGCAATCAGTCACGAAACGTTCTTATGGAATCTGAAACGAGGGGAGATTCTACCTTCTGGGGTGGAGATAGAGGATGAGCGAGATCGCATTAATCTTCAGGCAGGTATTATTGAGGAAGATTAGCGGTGGATAAGTTCAACAAGGTAGAAGTTCATGCGTCTGCTGTATCGGCAGAGTGCTTTGAAATGACAATAGATGATAATGAAATACGCAACATTGTCGAATGGGGCGTTGGTGGCAAAGCTGGTGAAGTGACTACGGTCACTATTAAATTTATTGCTGACGTATATCATGACGACTGTTAATGATATAGCGTTAGACCAAATCACAGGTCATAGCGTTGATTTGCTAAGAGTTGATGCAGGACTCCGGGAAAAAATATTAGATGCACTGAATGTACTTGAGGAAAATCTAGTCAAAAAGTTGGAAAAAGCAAAGTTACACGAAGTTAAAAAAACAGCAACACAGAGGAAGAGACTTGAAAAACTGCTCTCTCAAACAAAAAAAACAATAAGCACAGCATACAACGATATTGATAAAATAGAGGATAAAGAACTTATTGATTTAGCGAGGGTAGCAGAGTCACAGGCTGTAAGGACGATTAATACAGCAATCAAGGCCAGCACTTTGAGTGTTGGAATGAGCAAGGAGATGTTAGAGTCTATAGGAAAGGACACCTTGATTACGGGCGCACCAAGCAAAGAATGGTGGCAACGTCAGTCCCAGACATTTGAATCAACGTTCAAGGATACAGTACGCCAAGGGCTATTGTCTGGAAAACCAACGGCAGAAATTGTAAGGGAGTTGATGGGAACAAAAACCGCAAGGTATAAAGACGGTAAACTAGAACCAAGGCGCAGGGGGGCAGAGGCATTAGTTCGGACATCGGTACAGGTGGTAGCAAATGAGGCAAGGCTGCAGACCTATGAAAATAATAATGACATCGTAAAGGGAATTGAGTGGGTATCCACTCTTGATTCTCGCACCAGTCCTATCTGCCGGGTACTCGATGGGCTGATGTGGGACAACGAGCGCAAGCCCATAAATCATTCAAAGAGCTTCCCCGGCGCAACCGCTCATTGGAATTGTAGAAGCACACAAGTTCCCATTCTCAAGTCATGGGAGGAGTTGGGGGCAAAAAAGAAATTTAA